TCAAATCGCGCTTCAGTTCATCTAGGCCGGACCATCTGACGCTCATACGATTTCCTCGCATGCCAGCATCATCGTCTCGTCCACTTCGTTGACGTTATGGACGCCACGCACGAAGAACTGCCTGGTATCCTCAAACGTCAATCGGGTCAGCGTCGAGATTTGGCTATGGTACCGCACAGTCACCAGATGCGAGATGGGCGCCGTGACTGTATTCCCCACGCGCCGTTCAGTCACCACCGGCGAGGCCATCTCGATTTTCGCCCAGACTTGCGACGGATTCGCACTGACCCATGCGATTGTGAAGCCGCCATCGCCGTCCGGTGTTCTGGTCGGATTCTCCACCAAGACACGATGCCGAAGTCCGCCGATGTTCATCATTAGATGGCATCCTTGACGACATACGGAGCGAGTCGCTTCTCAAGATACATCTGCGTCTTTGCCGAGATAGTTCCAGTGATCGTCTCCTGGCGCTGCTCGTACATCTCGCCGACCATGAACAACACGATGTCGCCAATGCCGACTGGCACATCGTCGTCGTTGCCATAGCCGCAGACGGCACGAACTACGATCGGGTATTCAATAATCGAGGATACTGAGGGCAGCGAGATGCCGTCGGCAATCTCGACGCGGCCCTTGCCAGCCCTGGGGCCGGACTGCGTAAACACGACATAATTCGATGAGCCGAGCGTCTGCAACGCTCCATCCTCGTCGTAATACTTGACAGAGGTGATGCTCTGAAGTGGCGGGTTTGGAATCCACAAAGGACGCGCCGACGTGAACCACCCGCGATAGGAGAAGTCCCACGTTTGCGTCAGGAATGCGCGGCGAGTATACGACTCAGCCCATAGCGTTGCAGTCTCAAGCATCCTGCCGATCAGCGTATCGTCTGCGCTTGTAGAAACGCGGAGATACGTCTTGGCGAGATTCACGCCGACCGGCGTATCTTCGTTGCCAGTCACCAGCGACCGTACCGGCTGCCATGTCCACGAGATGCTCACAGCGACTTCCTCCGCTTCGTCTTTGGCGCCGATGGATGCGCGGCGGTTTCCGGTGGCGTCAACTCCGACGCCATGATCGCCTCTGCAATGCCCTGCTCAATCAGTCCTTTGGCAAGCATATCCGGCAGGTCATGAATGCCCGGAGGCAATGTGCCGAGATCCGCCCACGTTAGCTCACGCAGTAGATGTACTTTCATCTCTGGATACCATCCGGGGGCGGGTAGCCGAAGCCACCCGCCCCCGTCAAGTCAGTGATTAGGCAAACGCCTGGTCGCCCACCGGGGCCACCGTCGGCAGACCCTGGACGGCCACCGCCGAGAAGGCCGCAGACGCGGTGCCGGTTTCCGTCGCCACGAGGCGCACGTACCGCTTGCCGCCAGCGTAGCCCATCAGCCCGATGTAGTCGGACTGCGCCGTGTCGTTGATGACCAGATTGCTGCCAAGCAGCCCGGTCGCCGCCGTCACCGTCGCAGCGTCCGACAGGTTGGACGCATCGCCGGCCTCAAGCGTCAGGGTGAAGTAGTTCGACGAATCGGCGGTCGTCACGGTCGCCAACTGCACGACGAACGTCAGCCCGTCGAATCCGACGGTGTCGATGATTTCGCCGTTACCAGTCGCCGTCCGCGAAGCGTAGGCAAACGCCTTCGTCGCTTTGGTCTGATTCAGAGTATCGCGCATGATGATCTATTCTCCTTTACGCCGTGAACTTGAGGAACTTGATCGCATCGAAGTCAACCACGGCACCGCCAACGCGACGTGATGCGTGGAAGGTGATCTGCGGGTTGTTCGAGTACGGATCACGCAGCACTGACAGACCCACGCGGTCAACGATGAAGTAGCCAGCCCCGAAGTTGCCGAAGGCGATACCGAGCGCACCAGTCGTGGTGTACGCGGGCATGTCCTCGGCCTCGATGACCGGGAAGCCGAGCAGCACCGACGGGCTACCCGCCTGGGCAGACGGCTGCCAGATGTAGTCGCCGCCGGAGGTCTTCAGCGTCCGCACCGCCGCCAGCGTGCCACGCGACATCATGAACGCCGCGCCCGCACGATAGCCGCTCTTGAGCTGACCGATCAGGGTGATGAGCTTATCCGTGCCATTAGCGTTGGAACCGAAGCCGCCGTTGGTGCCGGTGATCACGTGCTCGAGCTGGCCCCACGCACGCGAACTGTCCGCCGTCGCTGCCGTCGTGTACGTGGTGATACCACGCGGACGACCAGCACCCGACCCGGTAATAAACGCGGTCTGTTCGCTCAGGGCGAAGTCACGGGCGATGTTCTCACCGAGCCACGCTTCGACGTTCACCATCGCGTCTTCCAGCATCACCGGCGACACCTGCGGCGACGAACGCTGCACGTTGACCGGAATCCGGTACTGCTTCAGCGTCGGAGTCGTCGGGTCACTGTTGGCCGTCACCTCGTCGGTCCACGCGACCGAGAGCTGACCGTAGCTGACGACGCCCTGGAGCGCGTTGCCGCCGATCTGAATCACCCGCGCAGCCTGGCGCATGGGCGACCCGTCGAACAGCCGCTGCACAATCGGGCCTTCAACCGACTCGGGCACCAGATAGCCGCCGTTCTCGTTGTCCGAGACGCGCATGCCCTTGATGGCCTCGATGCCAGATGCATCACCCTTGCGGAGCCACGAGACGAACGCCGAGCGATGCTCGTCGGTCTTCGCAGCCACCGTCGATTCGGCGGCACGCGACATCTTCGCCTCGACGGCCTTCTGCGCCTCACCGAGACTGTTGATGTGCTCGTTGATCTTCTCCAGCTTGGCCTCGTACTCGCCAATCCGGCCCGTCTTCTCTTCGATGGCCTTCAGCTTCTGCTCATTCGTCGCCTTCAGATCGGCGAACGCCTGGGCCTGAGCTTCCAGCACTTTGGTCACTTCAGTCATGGAATTACTCCTTGGTTATTGGTTATGAACGGAACATCTGCACCAGACGCTCCGCGTCTGCGTTGCTGAGTAGGTCTTCAGCATCTGCATCACGCAGACCCGCCAACCCTCGTGCCACGATGGCCTTCGCGTTCGTGCGAGACAGCCCTGCATCGCGCAGGACTTTCTCAACGAACCGAGCATCGTGGCCGGACTGTTTCACTTCGTGAATCCTGGCATCGGTGTTAGCTGGAAACGTCACAACGGACACTTCCCACAGATCGATGCCCTTGAGTTCACGCACCGCCGCTTCGCGGTTGTAGCTTTCTTCCTTGACGGCATAGCCAATCGACAAGCCATTCAGCGCATTCATCATCAAGAGGTGGTACACGTCACGGCCCAGCGACGTGTCCGCGAGTTCGCCCTTGACATACAGGCCGTGGTCATCCTCGAACATCTCGCGCCATGCGCCGACCGGCTGCTTCTGGTCGTGCTGCCAGAGCATCGACGGCCACTGGTTCGTCTCGGTTGCCTTCTCGATGCTCTGCTTGAAAGCACCACGCATCACGACATCCCCGTAGCTATCCACCGTGTCAAACACGGAGGCATAACCCTCGAAGGTCATGGTCTGGTTGCCGACTGCCTTGACCTTGAACGGTGCCGTGCGATAACTTCTCGACGACGACTCATCAATCCGCATCAGTTCATCTCGCTTTCGACCCGACCACCGGCGACCTGCGTCACCGCCCCACAGTAGCCATGCAATCTTTCCCGCTGACGGGAAGCCAGGTTCGCCGCGCTCCCACCCGTCAGCCTCGCGGTCCACGGCATGACGCTCGAAGTAGGCATACATGCGACGAACGCGATCGGGTGACAACTCAGATCCGCTGATAATTGCGCGTGCGGTGCCGACGCCGACCTCGGTGCCGCCACGGTTATATTCATCGCGCCACGCCAGGCCAATCCGAGCCTCGCGACGCATCTCTTCAGTCGGCTCAAGGTCGATCTCAACGCCCTGATACGTTGCCACCGCCGACCTCCTGCATGTTCAACGGCTCCAGGAACACGTCGCCGCGCTCACCAATCGGGTCGAGGTTTTCCCATCGCCTGATCTCGTTGACGGACAAGAAGCCAGCCTGACGCCCGGTCATGTAGGCCATGTACCGCGACTGCAAATCACCGCGCATCAAGCCATCGAGGTTGAACTCGAAGAACTGAGTCCGACGCTCAGACGGCGACAGCAGCGATTGGTTGAGGGACATCTCGAGCCGAACAATCCACGGGCGGATGGTATGCGTCACAAAGTCGATGCCCTGCTGTTCGATGTTGCTGAACGTCGCCCGGTCCAAGTCTCCGACCATGTGCGGAGGCACGCGAAAGATTGACGCAATCTCCGTTCGCAAGAACCGCCGCGAGTCAAGGAACTGCATGTCCTCGGCGGTCATGCTGACCTTCTCAATCGACATGCCCTGTTCCAGCACTGCTGTCCGTCCGGCGTTCGACGGACCACGGAACGCGGCTTGCCATGACTCGCGCAACCTGACCGCGCTATCTTCGTCAAGGACTTCTGGATGCTTGATGACAAGTCCAGGTGTGGCGTCATTCTCCAGCACGCGCCGACCGTACTGTTGCGCGGCACTGGCCGCAAAGAAAGTGTCAGCCGCATCACCGATGACTGACCGACCAACTAGGCTATCCGTCGAGAGTCCCTTGAAGTGCAGAACGGGTTTTGGCTGCGT